TTCCAGCAAATTCATTACCAACAATGGCTTGCTGAGCCGCTACAATATCAGGGACTCCATAAAACTGATTGCTTGGACTATACTTCTTGATGTGAATAATTTCGTTTGGCTGAACGTCATTGCCAATAGGATCCGGAGTATCTTCTCCGAAATTACGGAAAAATTTGGCTCTATTGCTAACCATTTGAACGTATCCATCTCTATCTTTTCGGATCCTGATAGTTGAAGATGGAATGTGTCCAATATAACCAACGCTTCCAGACAAAGTTCTACCAATCTCAATATAACCATTACCGGTTACCTCATAATCAGTCCAAACCTTAATAAGAGTTTCTGTAAAAGTGTCTTCCTCGTTACATCCATCCAAGAAGTCATATAAATCTTCCTTGGTAGTATCGAGCTTCTTTCTCATTCTTTCTTTTTTATCGCCTTCGGCCTCACTTAGCTTTCTCTGCATTGAGTGAGTTAATACAAAATCAAATCCTAGACCGGCGATATTGGATACCTTTGCCTTAACCGCCGCGTAGTGAACTGAACTCATTTCAAAAATTTTAGTAAGATAATCTAAGTTATGTCTTGGAAGAACTACACCAAACAAATTGTAAGCATCTATTGTTGACTCTAATTCATCTCTTTTAGTAGCTGCACTTTCATGACCAGAATATACTTTTTTTATAGCCCGACCCTGCTTGCGCTTAGTGGCCGCATCAATTCCTCGAACAGACTTAAGAATCTCACCCGATACTGAAAATGGGTCAACAATATCAGTAACCAGAACTCTATCACTAGACTTACCGAGCCTAGGATTTCTAATCACCTGATCTGCATCGTCATCCAATTCATCAGTCACTCTTATTCAACTCCTTTTGATACTTAGCTTCATCAATCAAGTTTCCCAAATCATATTTATCGGGAGTCTCGCCATTTTGCATGCGAGCCATTTGCTCTTCCCATTCTGCTTCACTAATAGGACGCGCTCCCTCTTCAAATACCGGGCCACCCTCTGTAATGCCAAGTTCTTTTCTTACAAACTCTGTTAGGCGCGCAATAGCCTTTATGTCGCCCCTGCGCGCGGGTGCAATGAGGTAATTAAAGTCTTCATCGACAACCGCCTTACCATCGATTCTCCATGTATAAACGCCATATGGGATTCCCTCATCTACAGCCTTAATATCATTCATAAATACATATTAACATTTACACTATAAATGTCAAACGTTGACCAGATTTTAACGTCCACCGGACATAATTGACCAAGAGTAGGCAAAAATACCTATTGCCGGATTATCTTCTGTCAAAGTTATTGCACTGATGTCATCTACTCTAAGGGCGGGTGCTCCAATATTACGCTTGTATAAATTTTGAGCATCCGCTGCGGAGAACTTGTTCTCATACACTGCAAAATGCCCAACAGTACAATCCAACATACTATCTCCTGCCATATTTCCGCCAATACGAATAGCATTATTATTTGCAGTTCCCAACACAAAAACCCAATGAGCCCACTCATTTTTAGGAAAAGAGCCATTAGTTACTAAAACACCATTCCTGTAAGGAGTGACTCCATTAAAAGCATAAGCACCAGAAGTGATTTTAACATAATTAGAACTAGTGTTACCGATCAAAAATCCATCAGTATCATTTACCTTTGCCCACAACTCTATTGATCCAACGTTGCGAACTGAAGCGGACACATCAGGCTGCGCCTCTACATAGCCACCATTGGTTATTGCCGCACCCCAATCTGATTGATAGTCCAATTGATTTCCAATCGTCTGATCCATCGAAGCAGCCTTAAATATCAAAGTCCTATTACCAGACAATGGATTCATAACTCTATTGGCTAAAATATCAACCCGTAAACTATCAACCCACCCCCCATTCAAAACTGTTAATCTCAGAAGCAAAGCCAACCCATCAGCCGATACATCTTCAAGAATAGTTACTTTATTAGCAACATCAATCCATACAGTTCCATCAAGAGAGTAAGAAAGGATATAATCCTGGCCTTGACATGTCAAATTAACACCCGCGCAAGTGTCTCCAATTATATTTCCAAGAGGTATTCCTGCCTTCCAAGTTCCACCATCTTCTGTATCTGGAATAAGTCTATCGACTACAGACAATCCTTCAATCAACCCGGCGTCCCAGTTATTACTGTTATAAATTACAGTGTCTTCTAAATCAACGTTTTCATAAGTAAGACTCCACGTTGAAGCGTCTTTCAGCATGGCAATTTTAACGCTGTCCATAATTTCGTTGCCCCAGGAATAGTGTGCTTTTACTTCTCTATCAGAAAGGGCACGGTTATACAAGGCAGAACAATCATAGATTACCGATGATGTAACCGAATTTGATAAATAATGAATCTTGATGTCACTACCGGACGGTGCAGCAAAGGTGTCATTATCGGGGAATTCTAATTCTTTTATTCTTTCTCCGTTAACAAATATAGTTAACCTTCCTCCATCGAAAGTCAATACAATATAAAACACTTGAATTTGATCTGGTGTCCATCTAGATTCAATTCTAGAACCTGATTTTAAATTAACTCTAAAAATTAAATCAACACCATCCCATAGAATACCCTCTGTCTGATGACCAATAAGTGTTACTTCACCGGCCAAATTGTGGCTAACAGGAAGAACCCAAGCTTCTAGGCTAAAAGCTGAGCTTGGATAACTTTCATTATACAGAGGAAAGGACATTGAAGATCCAGATGTCGAATATAAAGTAGAACTACCGGCACCCGAAACTAATGGAGGCCTATCTCCGTTCAGCGCATTAAAAGAGTAAGGGCGACTTTGGCTAAGCTCTAATTCATAGTTCATACATTAATATTACTCTTCACACGCTGAAAATGCAAGAACCCCGACTCCCACAAAAGGGTCAGTCGGGGCCTCACAGTAACTATCTCATCCTAAGGTAGACCAATTCGCACGAAGTAGCCCAACAACTTTCAGTCTGTCAATCGGCCCACAAGCCGCGCAGTCCCCGAAGGTTGTACTTAGATTATAACACATTTTATTAACCGCGCCAACCCAAATCCCAAAGCAACTTCTTCGTTGCTGGACCTACAATTCCATCAGGTACAAGTCCATAGCGTCCCTGTACCTTCTTCAGTGCAGATTCAGACTGAGGCCCCCAATTATCAGCTAAAGGCTTAATAACTGGAAGTAAAGCTGGCTTAAAGTTGTAAGCGTTATACCATGCTTGAAACTTTCGAGGTGTTGCACGCACGTCTCTTAAATTCATCCAAGGCTGCTGTTGAACTGGTGCAGGAGCTGGCGTCTGACATTTGCCTGCAATCCTATTAACCTGATCAACACTAATTCCATCGTTAATTTCAAAATGCATGCCATCTTTTCGTCCAACATAGTCGCCGCCCCAGCGAATCACACCTTCATAAAAATTAACAATATTATGAATAGCATTTATTTGACCGCCGCTATAGTTTGCTGTGGGAGCAGTTCCAAGTGGATGTTTCGGAGCATTTAAATCAATTGCTGTTCCAGAAGCGTGGTTCGAAATATCTGCTGAACCACGAACATTGCGTTCTGCATATCCCCAGTTACCAGGCCAAACTAGCTTTTCTACCTCGTTGTTGAAACGAGTGGCTAGGTGCTGGAAGATTGTTGCTACACCTCCGTTATGCACAGCGATCTTACCACCAGGCACGGAAATGCTTGTAATGACAGACGGGTCGTTAGCCCTCCATCCATTCTGTGATGATACCATTTATATTCTCACCTCCCGATTTACATTATCCTCTTTTTACCTCATAAAGCAAAAAGACCGCCACCTAAGTGACGGTCTCTTGCTATTTATCAAACAGGATATGGTTCGGTGGTGTCTGCGCTACCAACAAGATCATCCTAAATATCCATGACCTAACATTGTTTTATCCAAGATAAAAATGCCAAGATTATTGTCCATCCACTTAGCCACAGACTTCAACTCCATCGAAGTAAAGTTGTTTTTAATTCTATTGGCTTTCCAACTCATCACAACAATATTACCAAGAATGTATCCGCCACGGGGAGTAATTTGGTCTAGGGATGGAGAGTTATCACTGGCTCTGCCCGCACTAGGAATCAGAGGAATTCCCAACACGGGACATAACTCCGGAATGACAATATCATCTACCGTGATAGTAAAAGGTATGCCAAATTTTTTAGCCCGTCCCTTAGCCGAGTTCCACATTCGAAATTCCTGAGCAGTTCCCTGATAATTCTTTTGACTACGTGGCTTTCGACATTCTTTACAGACCGTATTAATTCCATACAAGCAATCTTTGTGCTTATGAAAACGTTCAAATGGCAAAACCTCATGACACTCCCGACAACGTCTGTGGCCGGGAGGCCATGAAGCTATATCTTCTTTTTCGTATCTCTTTTCTGAATCAAATGTCATTATTACATTATATTTAATTCACATAAAATGTCAAACAGGAGAGTTTAAGTTATCTTCAGTGGCACTGCCTACCAATTCACAACTTCCACTTGAACAACTCAACATTTGCGTTCCAGTGGTATTGTCTTCCTTTTCATAAAAAGGAAGCAAAGACCAATCAATAGAACTTGGTGAATCTGCTTTGAACTGATTATATCCTGACTCATCAGTATCTTGATAAGGAGCCTGTTGATAAGTATGTTCAGAATAAGGAAGGAAGCTGATGCCTCCAACAATATCCCAGTTCTTGTAAACCCAATCCGCAACCTCAATCCACTCGTTCTCACGAACGTTAACTGTAATTGATGGATTGTGCTCGGTCCAATGCGTCTTGTATGTCTTCCAAAACTCTAGATGCTCAATTGCAGTAAGTTCTAATCTGGTAACCGCGCCTTCCGGTGCCTTAATTGGGAAGTAGAAGACTGTTGTATCGTTAGGCTTCATTACGTCCGGCTCGTTTGGAATACCGGCGTCATTCATGAATGTAGTCAACGGGTCCTTGTTGTCCTGGCGTACGGAACGGATGTAGTAGTCATTGTGCCAAGGATGCATTCCTGAGCTTGTTCCGGTGAGCTGAGAAACTGTGCCGCTAGGCTTAACAGTTGTGATCGCCGTTGAACGATTGATTCCCATTGCATCTGCCAAGGTAGCATTGACTTCGATTGTCCTCTCACGTAAAGCGTCGAGTGTTTCTGCCAATCTGTCGAGTCCCAAAGCGCCCGAGGTAAGTCTGTTTCCAAACTGGCCGGTGAGTGATACTCCAAGTAGTCTTTCCTCTTCGCAGTTATCTCTCCAAACTTTTCTAAGATATCTGAAATTTGTGAAGCTTGACTGTATGGTTCCAAGAATAGTGGCAATTTCAGCCTTAGCCAATAAACTCTGCTCGTCGTCGTTCTCCTCAATAATAATTTCCGTTAAGTTACAAAACTGATATGGACGAAGACTGATCTCACCACATGGATTTGTACCGGCCAACTTGCTACCGTCACGGCGTGGTGCATATTCTGCTGCCTTCATGTTTTCCATATTTACAATGCCGCGTTCGCCACTCTTTGACTCATAAAGATTATTCCACTCAGTCATGAACTGACCAACACCAGGTTTGCTGTAATAAGTAGCTGAGTTGTTTGCCAAAGCCCGCTGAGGATTTGCTTCCCACCACGCACCACTCTTTGCCTTAGCCATTTCCTGATCATCAAGATCTTGTAGGGAAATAAGAGCCGAGCGTCTTACTCCACCGACCACAACGACCTCACCAATTTTGCACATAATGTCGTGAGCCTCTAATGGTGTGAGCTGTCTACCGGCCGCACGCTTGAAAGTTTCGATAGCAAAATCAAATAGATTGATCAAAGGCTGTGGACCCGATGAACGTCCTCCAAATGTCTTTAGTCTTGCTCCTGCCGGGCGAAGGTCTGTGATATCGATAGCAGGAATCTGTCCGACGTACAGCATGGCAATAAGCTCACGTAATCCACGAGCCCAACCTTCCTTCGAATCTTGTACCTTTACTACAGTCTTTGTGTGCTCAAAGTGCTCATTCACTACCGGCAACTTGATGGTGTACTTACGTTCGGCTGAAAAACCGAGACCAGTACCGTTCATTAGAATATATAGCGCCTCATCGAATGATCGTGGACTGTCTACTGGAATAAATGAACAATTATAACCGGCGACATGGCTACGGTCCAGTGCGGGACCGGCCGTCATGAGGGCACGCATGCTTCCCATAACCTTATGAGTTGCTATTGCATCATACGCACGGGGCCAGAAAGAATCTTCGATGGCTCCTGGGTAATTCTTATCCATGTGGTCATGCATGTAGTTCACATAACGGTTTACTGTCTCCGTCCAAGTCTCGCGGCGACCAAGATTATCGTCCCAGCGAGCATAACGTGAAACAGCTATAAAAGCCTTGTATGGATCCACCAAGGCTCCCTTATCATCTATAATACTCATATA